CCGTCTGTACCGTCATTACCAGGAGCGCCTTGAAGCCCTTGAATCCCTTGAGCTCCCGTTCCACCTGTTGCCCCTGCTTCACCTGTAGCTCCCGTTTCACCTGTGTCACCTTTATCGCCTTTAATGCCTTTTTCAGTTACAGTAACAGAAATCGGTTGAGGAGCGGTAATAGTTATTGAGTTGTTGTTGCTTACAGCCATTTTATCTAGAAATATCTTCGTTTACAGTAAAGTTACCCTTAAGGACTGTAGTAGTTTTATTGTTTACGGTGTGCTGAAGATCGTAGGTATATCTGCCAGATGGGAAATTAGCCATAGTATCAGCTGAAGCCCTTACAGTTACGTTTCCGAGATCATCAACATCGTCAAAACTAAATCCGACATTGGCCCTTTTGTCTTCACCCTTAGCTTGATCTCCTTTTGTAATCGTACCAGCAATTAATGATCTCTTGGAGCTAGAGGTCTTTTTCCCGCCGCGAACCTGCATCAAAAATTCATACCCGTCAGTTAGGAGGGCAATAGCGCTTCCAGAACTATTCTTGAAGTTCAAAGAAAGCTCAAAGGTATCTCCCTTTTTGCAGGTAATATCTAGCTTTTCAGCTACGTCTAAATTTGCTTTACTTGCCATATTATGAACCCATTATTGATTTAATCATAGAGGGGTCAAATGAATCTACATCACCTGACAGCTCCCCTCTCTTTCCCTGACGCTGAGATATTAATTTACTTTGCTGTACGGCTTCCTTTTCAACTCTGTTGTCTTTTCTGTTTTCCTTAAGGACTTCAATCTTTTCCTTAAAGTTCTTATCATCTTCTTTGAATCCAAGAGTTGCTTGAGCCCTAATCATTTCGATCTCCTTCCTAAGTTCGTGCAAGGCAGCACCTACTTGTATTTCTGCCTGCGCCTTAATCTGAATTTTTTGAGCCTCTAGCTGAGCCTCTAGCTGAGCCTGCTGCATTTTAGCCTGTGAAGCAGCCTGTGAAGCAGCCTGAGCTTGTTGAGCCTGCATTTGTGAATTCTGCATCGCTATCGATTGCTGCTGCTGAATCCTTTTTTTTCTTCTAACTACAAGTAGTCGCTCAGCTTGATTTACATCCTTAATATTTCTTATAGCTAGTGCATCTTCTAAGTCAATTTCCTTTTGAGCTAAGGCAACTTGAATGTTTTGCTCTAGATACATTTTATCCTTATCCTCCATGTCTTTCACCACCTGTACCCCAAAGTTGTACATTGGAAGGCTACTGAAAGATGACAACACAGACATATTTTCCTCACCAACTGCATTCTTGTAAACCTGCATAATAACAGAGTCCTCTGGTAGAATCTGCAAACACTTAACGACATCCTGACAAACTTTCTTAAACAGAATCATCGATGCGTTTGTAATGTCGTACGTTGCGTTGTTACCAGCAGCAATTGCATTCTGCTGAACACCGACCAAGGTATCACCTTTTGGAGTAGAGGCATCCATCATTTCATTGATACCAGTAGTGTCTCTAATCAACCTTAAGTAATGGTTGTATAGGGTTACTAGTTCGTTGATATTCCTGATTTGATTACCTATCTCTCTTACGGGTGGGTTTTGGAATCCCCCTTCTGGGTTTTTACTTCTGTAGTAGAAAACACCAGTCTTTTCGTATATGTCGTGGATCTCTAAGGGCTGTAGCTCACCTCCGCTTCCAAGCTGTACACTCTCCAGTCCTTCGATATCAATAATCAATCCATCAGGTTTAGCCTTAGCAATGGATTGCTGAATTTTAAGGTGAGTTATTTGCAACATGTCCGCAAAACCAATACACCCATCCACCATAGATTTTGGTTTTGATTTTCTCAGGTTTGTAGCAACTACAGAATATGAAAGCTTAGCACGAGAGATATCGTGTATATTCTTAGGGATATTTGACCTCTTGCCGTAGTTGAAGATGATATCCGTCCCCACGATATAGACCCCACTATAAACACACATAACATCCATCTCGTGTGGGGTGCGCTCAAATACAGAGTTCTTTTTTTCTTTATACTCATTCCCCTCATAGAAGAAACCAGTATTTCCATATTTATTCTCTTTCTCTTCGAAATACATTTTCTCCAGAGATAAGAACTCAAAGTTCATAATCTCAATCATGTACTCGTCATAATCCTTCTGATTGCCAATAGGATCGTAAAGAGAATTTAATGCCTGTCCTGAGGTTTTTTTAGTGGCCTTTTTCTTAACCTCCTTTAACTGATCATCTGTAATCTGACCACCAGCCATTCGCTTTAATTCTTCTATCGTTATTCTCTTTACGTCACCAGCGTAAGTCATGTCCTCAAAACTGGGGTCTTCCGTGTGGCTATAAATGAAGTTTGCTGGATCCACATAGTCTAACTTAATTCCGTAGTTGGGGTCGTTTTCTCTCTTTACAACCGCCATACCAATAGCAGCGATGTCGTTCACGCATCGCCTAAAAATACTGTCAGAGAAATTATTCCAAGACAGTGTCATATTGGTGCCTATCTGTGCTGCTATTTCAGCGTCAGTTTTGATGTTTGTATCGAGAAATATTTCAGCCTCTTCCAACGTGTCTGGCAGTTGATCTGGATCCATATCTAGAACCATCCCCCCAGTAACCGATTTCAACTGCTCAAGTTCTTTCTTAATTGCAACTTGGTTTCTTACTCGCTGCTTTTGTTTGTTTTTTTCTGACGATGATAGTGGATCTATAGCCTCAAGATTTGGGTATGGATCTCTAGATAAGATCTTATTTACAACCACCCTCACAAACTTAGGGAGAATTGGAACAGGAGTAAAGTCTAAATTCAAGAGACTTCCGTCACCATCCTGTGGGTTAAGAGCTGTTAGAAGCTGTTTATAGATGCTCGTATCCTGAGTTCCGTTTGCGTAATCTCTATTTCTCTCAAACACTTCGTTTCTCGTTCCAAAAAGAGATGTTTTTTCAGACATCTTACCCCATTGAGACTCTATGGCCTTGGCATACTGCAAGCCATACTTGTTATCCTCCTTCTCGCTTTGAGAAGATAGGGGGTCTGGAAAGTTTGTTTTATTCTTAGCTTGATACATCAGTGGATGTCTTATATCCTGCAAATATAATCAATCATCCTCTCATGGTATATTTACGAAAAAACCTCTTTTCATCGAAGTTAGATTTAGGTTTTTCTTTTTTAACTTTTTGAGCGGCTAAAAGGGCTAACCCTGAGCTAATAGTAAGGTCAAACTTAGTTCGATCGTTTATTTTAAACCCTATCCAGTCTTCCAGGGTTCTGTTGAGGTACATTTTACCCATATAGCCAGTCTCGCCATTTACCCCAACGTAATCGTGTATAAAAGCCTCAATCGCATGAGCATGGGCCTGGATCACATCCTGTGAGTTGGACGGAATACCCTTTGTTTTTACGGAGGCAGAACCAGAAGACTTAAGGTGCTCTGGTCGGTCCATTAGATACCCATCATAACCCCTTGCCTCAAAGTGCCTTGCAATACCATACTTGTTGTTTTCTATGAGTATGGGGTATCCGTAAAAGTATGCGGCCATAAGTACATCTTCATAGAATATTTTGGCTAGAGGGGGCCGAGATGCATACTCCAAAACAAACATATTAGATGGGTGCTCCATATGAAACTTATTGTATAAGTGTAAAGCACCTTTCGACCCTCCCCCATCAACCGTAGCATCTAAATCATACGAGTCAACGCCGCCAACGCCAATCTGTGGGTTAGGGGCTATCATTTTCCCTCGCTCAATGAGCTTTTTGTTTCTAAGATCTTCTGGCGGCATCCACGCAACTCTAAACCTACCATCACGGACGTCAGGGCGAAACACTACCTCCGTGTCCTTTACTCCGTCCTTCCACATAAAGTTCCCTTTTACAACAGGATTGGGATATAGCTCTTCGTTGTACTCTACCTGCTCATATATCTTACCGATGTTAAACAGACTGCCCTCGATGCTGTCCCTAAACGCCTCATCCTCGGTAAATGGGAACTGCCTGGTTATCTCATTAAGTTCGCTAGCGTCATGCTTGAAACTAGACCGTTCATTCTTAAGATACGTCCTACTCCCCATGTAAATGTAATCGTCATCTATCCCTTCTATTGTTTTAGCAGGATCTTCGGCAACGCAATTACCGTACTTATCGAAGAAACCCTCTAGTGCGTCGAATGCTGGAATAAAAATTCTATACAGACCAGATCTCGTCCTTCCGTTTGCATTCCTATGCTTAGGATCAGAATCACCCCATAAATCTTTATACTGCCTACCTCCTTTATCCATAGGGTTTACCGTGC